TAAACTGAGATGGGGATATGCTGCTTCCAAACTAATGATGGAATTCATGATAAGAGCATCTAAATTCCCTTACACTATTATAAGATTCTTTAATATAGTGGGACCTGGACAATCAGGTGATTACGGGATGGTTCTTCCTAGGTTTGTTAAAGCAGCAAAGAATGGTGAGAAGTTAGTAATATATGGTGATGGAAAGCAAGTCAGGTCTTTCTGTCACATCAATGATGCTATTGATGCAATTGCATTAGTATCAGATATTGATGGTGAATTGTTCAACATTGGTAATGATGAACCTACATCAATAGAGGAGTTGGCTACATCGGTGTTAAGTAAAGTTAGCACAACGTCAACACTTTTATACAGACCATATGAAGTAGATTTTTCCAAGCAACACGGAGATATCTATAAGAGAATTCCTGACATTGGTAAGTTGAGAAACTTAGGCTACAAACCTAAGTATGATTTGAGTGATATTATAGGAGATATGTTATGAATATACTATTTATTTTTGCCCATCCAGATGATGAGGCATACGGACCTGCGGGAACAATTGCACAATTAAGTGAGTTAGGTAATAATGTTACAGTTGTATCATTATGTAAGGGAGATAGACCTGGGAATGAAGAAGTGTCAGAGTCTAGAATGGAGGCGTTTGAAAAGAGTTGTACCACACTTGGTGCTAACTTTGCATTATGTAGTGGGTCTGATTGCAAACTAGAATATTGTGAAACTCTGAAGAATATAGAAAATTTTATTAGTACACTGGAACCTGAGGTAGTATATACTCATAATATATCTGATATTCATAAAGACCATAGACTAGTTGCTGAATGTGTATTAGTCGCTGTCAGACCAAAACCAGAGTCCACTGTTAAAGAATTGTATATGTGTGAAATGACATCTTCAACTGACTGGAGTTTTGGACAATTGGGAGATACGTTCCAACCTAATTTATATGTAGATGTGTCAATGCAAATATATAAGAAACAACAAGTAATGTCATATTACTCTACTGAGACATATCATTATCCTGATGCAAGGTCTATTGAATCAATGGAATCGTTGGCGATGTATAGAGGGAAACAAGTTGGAATGCATAGAGCAGAAGCGTTTAAACAAATATTCCGTCTGCGTTGATATCTATCCTACCCTTTCCATGAAACATATCACAATCAACCATTAATTTATAGATACCATTTAAATCATCATTGTAAGGGAAACAGAATGAAGTAGGTTTAATATTAAGTTCTTTATCGAACCACTCAAACATTAGAGCAGTGTCTCTTCTAATGTGGTTAACTTTATCGGTTAGAGATGAAAGACTATTTAGATTCGTGTGATAATAAGAATGTCCACCTATCTCAATACCCATTTCTATCAATTCTTTAATATTATCTATTGACATTGTCTTTTGTCCGATGTCATTCTCACCTTCTTTGATGAACATAGGTGTAATAAAGAATATTTTATCAGTAGATATGTGTCTTCCGTAGTGATACTGTGAATATAATCCATCATCAAACGTTAGGAGATAGTCCTCTAGACGAAGTCCTTTCATTTGATCATTCATCTCGTGTATCATTAGAGTTTCTTTCATACGTTATATATATCAGATAACATATTTGGGGTGTCACTAGACTATGGTTATATAAATATTAACGAGTGAATATCACTATAAGGGTAGAATATGAAATTACAATCACCAGACGACTTGAAAGATTACTGTTTCCGTAAACTCGGAGACCCAGTATTAAACATAGAAGTCGACTATGATCAAGCAATGGATCGTATAGACGATTCTGTACAGATGTTTGTAGAAAGACACTTCGATGGCACTGAAGAAGTCTATTACAAAATATTAACTAGTCAAGAAAATGTAGATAACGGATTCTTTGAGATATCAGATAGAAATGATGTAGTCGATTATGCTATAGTAACTGATGCTGGAAGTGGTTATACAACCGTGCCAAACGTAACATTGAGTGGAACTGCGACTGCAGTTGCGATTCTAGATGGTGATAAAGTAAGTAGAATTACAATCACTAGTGAGGGAAGTGATTATTTAGTTGCACCAACTGTAACTATTGACCCACCGACAACTGGTACTACAGCTACGGCAAGTGCTTCTCTTTCTCCTGGATTAATATCAATCATAGAAATATTAGAACCAACTGAATCAGTATACGACCCTTTAATAGATGTTAGATATCAATTCATGATGAAAGAAGTATGGGATATGGCATCGGGTTCTATTCTACACATGGATATGAGTCTTACACATTTGAAACTTCTCAATCAGTATTTCAGACCATCAAGAACGTTTACTTATAATAAGGCAAGTAATAGATTGTATGTTAATTCTAAACTTAAAGAGAATAATTATTTCTTAGTTAAGGGATATCGTACAGTAACACCAAACGATACTACTAGTTTTGCACTTGATGTATACGATGATGAATGGATTAAGAAGTATACTACACAATTAATTAAACAACAATGGGGAACTAATTTAAAGAAATTTGATGGGACACCTCTTCCTGGTGGCATATCGATGAATGGTCAAGGAATTTATGACGAAGCCACTGGAGAGTTAGAAAAGTTAGAAGAGCAATTCAATGAAACATATGTATTGCCTGTGGACTTCATGGTAGGATAAAATGGCTACTAATTCGTATTTTAAGACCTATAACACTAGCAGTGAACAACAGATAGTTGAAGACTTGACTGCCGAAGCAATTCAGATTGCTGGTATTGATGTTCTCTATATTCCTAGAAAGATACAGAAACTAGATATTCTATTTGGTGAAGATGTGTTGTCTAAATTTGATGATACATATCAGATTGAGATGTATATTGAAGACATAGATTCATTTGGTGGTTCGGGTGACTTATACACGAAATTCGGTATAGACATCACTGACGAAATGACCATTATAGTTAGTAGACAAAGATTTCACGCAGTAGTTGGTGCAGGTGTTGATACTTATAGTAGTCGTTCAATAACAACGTCAGCAATGCGTCCTAAAGAGGGAGATTTAATATACTTCCCATTCAATAATGGACTATTCGAAATTAGTTTCGTTCAAGACGAAGACCCGTTCTATCCTAATGGTACATTGACAACATACAAGATGACTTGTAGATTATATGAATATGACCAAGCTGAAATGGATACTGGTCTTATTACTCTTGATGAAATTGATGGTAGAACTGATATCCTCGGTGAAATTCCAGAAGATACATTTATAGCACCAGCAACCACACCTATCGTTTGGACAAGTACAACTGATGTAACAGTAGGACAATTCGTTTATCCACCTGCAGGATCTGAGACTGGAAGATACTATCGTGTTGAAGTTGCAGGAACAACGTCAACAATAGAACCAACTTGGTCTTCTATACTTAATGACCTTGTATATGATGATGGAGGACCTGTATACTTAACTCAAGGTGCTTGGGATGAGAATGAAGTTATTGAGCAAGAAGTTGAAGATGTTATTGATTGGTCAGAAGATAATCCGTTTGGGAGTTACTAATGTTAGGTACTACATTTTATCACGGAACAGTTAGAAAGATTACAGTAGCATTTGGTACTCTATTCAACAACATTCACGTTCAAAGAAGACAAGCAGATGGCACTTTAGTGAACGATGTTAAAGTTCCAGTATCATATGAGTCTAAACAGAAATTCATTGCTAGACTGATACAGACTAACACAATGAATGAAAACTTGGCAGTGGAAACTATTATTCCAAGAATTAGTTTCATAATGACTGCAATGACATACGATGAAGACCGTAAACTAAATACAATGAATAACTTGAAGAAGATGTCTGGTGAAGACTTATTACAACAAAGAACACCGATGCCTTATAACTTCGAATTCTCTGTTAATGTCTATACAAAACATCTTGACGATGCATTACAGATAATAGAACAAATACTACCATATTTTCATCCAGATTTTAACGTGACAATTATAGATGTTCCTGAAATGGATATACGTAGAGATGTAGCAGTAGTATTGAATGGTGTGACTGCAGGAGTTGAAACAGATGGTGCTTTAGCAGATAGAAGAATTGTAAATTACACATTAGATTTCACTGTAAAAGGACATGTATATCCTCCAGTTAGAACAGATGATGGTAAACTTATTAGAATTATTAAGAATAATTTCTGGACACCATCTGGTGATAATTTAAGAGAAGATTTAACAGATTTAGAAAAAGTTACTGTAAGTGTTGACCCACTAGGAACTTGTAGTGACCCATTAATATTAAATGAAGCAGATTGTATCACTGCTGGTAAAGATTGGACGGATACAGAAGAAGACGATACGTGGGAGCCTAAAATAATTATAGAGTGAATAGATTATGCCTAAGACAATTGAAGAAAAATTAGATAATGTTCTGGGGATTGCTGAAGATATGTTTGATGGAGAGGAAAGTACTGAACTTGCCCCTCTAGAACCTGTATATTCTAATCCAGATAATAGAGCAAGTGACATAAAAAGAGACTATGAATATAGTCGAGAGAAATTATATCATCTTATAGAACGAGGTCAAACTGCACTAGATCGTCTAGTTTCAGTTGCACAAGACAGTGAATCACCCAGAGCGTTTGAAGTCGTAAGTACTATGGTTAAAACACTCACAGACTCCACAAGAGAACTAGTCAACTTACAGAAAATGATGAAAGAAGTTGAGGATGCAGAGGATATAATGGGTAAGGGTGCTAGAGAAGTAACTAATAACAATGTGTTTGTTGGTAGCACAGCTGAGTTACAACAACTGGTTAAGGACTCTAGAGATGCAAAATCAGAAGAATAGAACAGGATATCTAGGTAATTCATTACTTAAACGTAAGAATACCAAACACCAATTCACCAAAGAACAAGTTACAGAGTATCTGAAATGCTCTAACGACCCAATCTATTTTATTACAGAATATGTAAAGATTGTACACGTAGATAAAGGACTTGTACCATTCAAATTATATGATTACCAGAAAGACTTAGTAAATTCATTACACGATAACAGATTTTCTATCATTAAGACTGCTCGACAATGTGGTAAGTCTACAGTATCAATTGCTTATCTATTACATTACATTCTATTTAATGATAATAAGACTGTTGGTATTCTTGCTAACAAAGCAGCAACTTCAAGGGAGCTTCTTGGAAGGCTACAGTTGGCGTATGAGAAACTTCCTAAATGGCTACAACAAGGAGTTTCATCTTGGAATAAGGGCGATATAGAGTTAGAAAACGGAAGTAAGATTATTGCAGCTGCAACTTCAGGATCTGCCGTTCGTGGTATGTCTTTCTCAGCAATATTTCTTGATGAGTTTGCATTCGTTCAGTCAGGTATTGCAGAAGACTTCTTTCGTTCAGTATATCCAACAATTTCTTCTGGTAAAGAAACTAAAGTAATTATTGTATCAACACCTAATGGATTAAACCATTTCTATAAGATGTGGGTTGAGGCTGAAGAAGGTAGGAGTAATTTCGTTAATTTCAGTGTACATTGGTCACAAGTTCCCGGGAGAGATGAGGAATGGAGACGTGAGACTATAGCAAATACAAGTGAGGAACAGTTTGAACAAGAGCACGAAGCATCATTCCTAGGGTCATCAAACACGTTAATCAATACTAATAAACTACAACAATTAGTCCACAAGGAACCAGTTTTACGATCATTAGGATTAAATGTATATGAAGAGACTCTTGAAAACAATCAATATATTGTATGTGTCGACACTGCAGAGGGTCGTGGGCAAGACTATTCTACTATATCAGTAATAAATGTCACTAAATACCCAATGACTCAAGTTGCCGTCTATAGAAGTAACTCTATATCACCTTTATTGTTACCAAACATTGTTA